TTGGCAGAGCCACAACGCAGGAGGGAATAACCCTGCTTGGGGTCAGCACCAGACTTGAGGAAGATGACCTTATCCAAGCAGTCCTTCTTCACCTTCTTCACTGTCTTTAAGTCTTCCTTCTTCTTCTCTTCCTTCTCCACCAAGATGTCCACAAGGACATCAAAGGTGAAACCATCAGTAAGGAATTCCCAGCCCTTGATGTCAGAAGGATTGATGGACTTGGCAAAGGCTTCAGCAAGTGCTTCATTCTCAAAACGGTTTGCACCTTCAAAGCGGACAAAGGTGCAGCCACCGTGGCCTTCATTGCTGGCAGTGCCAATCACCTTACCATCCAGCAGGACAGTGGCAGTGAAGCAGATCGTTTCCTCAGACATCCACCGGACAGTCTTAAAAGACTTCAAGGTGAGTTTGCTGAGCTGGGTGTGGGATGCGGTTGTCATAGGTGTGTGTGATTAGGTTTGGATTACTCACCCACCATCAGGCATCCCACCCCACCTGTCAAACGATTATTTCAAACAATTGTTTCCCCACCTGTTGATCCTCCAGCCCAGCCTCACCCCCTGCCTTCCCTTCAGCCAAGCCAGCTTGGCTTCCCTCCACCCAGGACTGCCCCTTCTTTACCCCTTCCCTGCCCTTATGGGGCTTCTTTAGGGTGGGCTTGGCTCTTGGCCTGGGTCTGGGTGGCATAGGGGTCTGGAAGCCCACCCAGCCAGCCACCCCCTGGCAAGCCCTAAAGCCTGACCCTTCTGTAACCTTCCCGCCAAAGGGCTTCCACAATCACAGCAGTCAGGTGTCTGACCTTGGTTTCACTTAGCTTGTCCATATCCCCAATATGCAAAGCTTCGTGCACCAGGGTATTCATCCGGCTTCTCTCTGACTTGTGGGCAGGATCAATCCGCAGCTCAAACCGATTGCCACCCAATGGCTCTGCCTCACCCCAGCAATCTTCCCTGGTCAGGTCAGTTTCCACCACCCGAAATTTCTTTTTAGTCTTGGCCATAATGGTCAGCCCTTCCGGCTTGTGTGCTTGGTAAGCCCAGCCCACTTCAGCACCAGGGCAGTGAAGATGAGTCCGCAGCTGATGGCCAGACCCAGGGCAATGTCCTTGCAAGCCATCAAGGCAGCTGTGGCACTGTTCAAATTCCTCTCAAGGTTCACATCATCAGAGGCAATGCCCCTGCCGGGGATGTCAGTGATCAGCATCACCATTGCATCAGTGCTCCTGAGACTCTTAATGATTAGGTCACAAGTCAGATAGACAGTGAGGCTGGCCAGGCTGCTGATGAGGATGCACCCCACCACAGCCACCAAAAGATTATGGGGATTGAAGTCAGCAGCCTTGGCCTTGTCACTTGCCACGCTTTGATCCTTTCCTGGGTCTGCTCAGTTTGCCACCCTTCACCTTGGCCTCTGCTTCCTGCACCTTAGCAGCCATCTTGGCTTTGATGAAAGACAAGCCACTGTTTAGGATTTCCGGGGAAGCAAAGCCAGCCACACCACAGACACCCACCCTGAGTCCTTCACCCAGGCCATAGTCCTTGGCCACAAAATTAACGAAATAGGCAGTGACCCCAGCAGTGATTGAGCTGCGGACAATGTAGCCAATGCTCTCCTTCTCAGTGCTCATCAGAAGCCTGGCAATCATTGCAGCCATCCCAAGGCAAGTGGCCACAATGCCCTGCCTCACAGCCTCATCAGATGTCACAGCCTCTAGGCCGGATGCAGGGGCAGCACTCACTTGGGTTGATCCTCAGGGCTGTGGTCTTGGATGGCCGGACATTCCACAGGCTTGGCAGTCATCTTCCTCCAGAGCACCACAGAGACTTCAATGGCAATGACAGCCAGGGTGACACCCACCACCCAAGGGAAATAGGATGAGTCAAACACCCAAGGCAGACTGACTGTGGCAATCCCACAGAGGATCACCAGGGCTGCATTGAATTTGCCAATGCCAATGAAGTGGCCGAAAGCCACCAGCAGAGTGCCCACTGCTAGGATGCCAGCACCCACCAGGCTGAGCATTGTGCTGGCCTTGTCCTTCCTGGCTTGTTCCAGGGCAAGGTGCTTATCTATCAGCTGCTGCTTCAGCTCTGCAATGTCCTTGGTGGACTTGGCTTGCTGGGCTTCCATCTTGCCCCACAGATTTTCTAACTCAGCTGCCAGCTCCTTGCCCTTGGCCTGGGCTTCTTGAAATTCCTTTGTGTCATTCTTGCTGATCCTCTGCCGGGACAGAGCCACTTCCTCAGGGGCAGGGGCAGGAAGAAAGGACTGTGCCACTTCCAATTCCTTATCAGCTCCGGCTGGGTTTGTGGGGATGGCTTCCCTGGCAGCTGTGATGCTGGCACTTATCTTCTGGTCAGCCCTGTCTTGCTTCTGGCCAAAGCTCTGGGTGGCCTGTTCCCCTGGCTCTGGCTGAGGATCAGGGGTGGGCACTGCGGACTTAGTGCACCCGGCCAGCAAGAGTGCAAGCAGTGCAAGTCTCATTGGCTTACTTCTTTAGGCTGTCCAAGGTCTGCTTGGCCTTGGCTTCTAGACCCTGGAGCTTGGCAGAATTCTTGCGGAAGATTAGCAGACCACAGAGAAGGCCAGCTAGGAATGTGAGGATGTAGGACATAGGTTTAAAAGCTTAGACAATCTGCCTAGCTGGCACTGCATACATATTGCCGGACAGCTTGAAATGTATTTCCAAGGGATAATCTGAATGTGACAGGCTTCCTGTCATCACTGTGTTTTGTGTGATCATCCCGCCAAGGGTCAGGCTTCCCTGGCTCAGATAAGAAAAATCATTGAAGGAAATGCCACCACCCACATCCAGCCCTGAATTATTAATGATAACCCCACCTGCCACTGTGAGTCCATTGGAAACATAAGCTGCACCATTTACTTCCAGTTTGTAGGTGCTACCTGTCCAGATGCTGCCGGGATTATTGCTGACCCCAAGGCCAAGGTTTCCATTGGCATCCACAATGAGTGCATCACCATCAGGGGTGACACTATCTTCCACCACCAGGGAAGACCCTGTGCCCTGCTGGGTGATCCTTAGGGCAGGGCTGGTGCTGGTGACATTGACAGTCTGAACAGCAGAGAAGACATTACCATTTTGCAAGGAAGCTAAAACCTTCCAAGCCCCTGTGCCATCCCTGAAATTAATGTTTGCCCCACCTGTGGTGATCCAAAGGTCACCAGCTGTGGTGGCAGAAGTGTTTGTGCCACCAATCCCAATGTTCAGGCCAGCTGCACCAGAGACAGATGTGAAGTTTGCTTTGCCTGTGAATGTAGTGCCAGACTTCAGTGCATACCCAGAAAGGTCTGGAGTGCTGGCAGCTGTGGTCTGCGTAGTGCCATCACCAAAGGCTAGGCCAAAGCCTGTGCTGAAGACAATGTTGCCATCATAAATGGCCAGCTTGTTGGCTGCGTTGTTGGCCAGGCCACCACCAATTGCCATCCGGCCTGTGCTGGTCACATTCCCTGTGAAAGCAGCCCCGGCCAGATTGGCTTTGTCTGCTAGAGAATTGGCAAGGTCAGTCTGGCTGGCCAAAGTCCCTGTGATTGATCCCCAGGTGGTAGCTGCTACCCCTGTGAAAGCTGTGGTCTGCGTTGTGCCATCACCAAAGGTCAGTCCACCACCATTTGTGGCCAAGACAAACTTGCCATCAAGGGGTGTGAATTTGTGCAGATAATGTGTGCCAGCTCCTGTGTCATTGTAAGAGTCAATGACCAGATCAGCATTGAGAATGTTTTTGATTGTGGGTGTCTGGATTTTCCCACTGAAGACAGGTTCAAATAAGTCAGCCTTCAGTGCCAAGTCAGTGTCATCAGCCTTCAGTGCCAGGGCTGTGTCCACCTGGCTGGTGGAATAGACTGCCAGATTTGTCCTGGCTGTGCTGGCACTGCCAACATCAGAAAGATTGTTGGACTGCCGGAGATAACGGCCATCAGCTGTGGTCTGGGAAAGATAGGTGTCCAGCACTAGTGGATCAATTGCACCCACATCAATCACTGCGTTTTTCAGCACACAGGGGATTTGCAACAGGGTCAGGGTCTTGCTGTCAGATGTGATCTCCACTTCCAGGGTGGTGGCCACAGACTCAGCACCATCCAGAAGACTGATGGCCTCAGCTGTGTTTAAGGACAGGTCACCTTTAAAGCCGGAGAATGAAAGCAGACCAGCATCATTGGCTGTCAGGCCAAGAGTGCCAGGCTGGACGGCCACATTGATGTCATAAGCATAAGCACCCACCTGGGTCACTGTCACCTTGTCAGCCAAGGAATTAATGTTCAGTGCGTTTTGCACATCCAAGGCAGAAGCACCCACATTGATTGAGGCAGTGCTGACATCATCACCTGTCTGGGCATCAAAGCTCAGGGTGAATGTGCCACCCTTAGGGTCAGGGCTGATGCTGACACGGAAGCTGGCCTTGCTACCATCCCAGGCTGCTAGGCTTGCCACCGTGATCTGGCTGGCTGTCGTCTGGGTGAAGGTGGTGGCAAGTCCGGCCACAGTGCGTTGAAGATGCACCAAGCTGATCTGGGGCTTGCTGACTGTGCCAGCCTGGAGAGTGGCCACAGCTGCTGTGGACAAGGGAATGAGGGAAGACCCATCAGTGGTCAGCTCTGTGCGGACTCCGGCTGTGTTGAAGGCAATGTTGTAATTTTCCCCAATCTTGGAAACGGTCACACCACCAGCAGCTGTGATGCTGGCCAGGGCATTGAGTGCAGTCTGCACCAGGGCAGCTGTTACATTGTAAGCCAGGGCAGAAGTGGTGTTGCCACCATAGGCCAGCACCCAAGTGCCAGCTGTGGGGCTTTCATCAATTGCACCAATGGCCACCTTAATGCCAGGGCTGGCAGGAAAGACCAGCTCCTGCCGGGGATAGGTGGCCACTTGGGTGTTTTCCACCAAATAGATTTCAATGCCAGCTGTGTCACCCAGGGTAAAGGTGGGATTGCTGATCTGTGAGCTTCCAGCGAAATTGCCAAAGGCCAGCCCCAGCTTGGGGTCAATGAATAGTTTTATTGCAGAAGGCAGGGGCATAAAGGCTTGGGTTTCAAAATTGCAGAAAGGTCAAATGGGCTGTGTTAAGGCAGGATTACCTCAGTCACAATGAAGTCAGACACATACACCACAGAATTCTCCGGAACTGATCCATCCCCACCAGGGCTTCCACCTGGTAGCTCTGCACCAGAAGTCAGAGGAAAGTCAAAAAATTCCTTGGGCTTGTCTATGGAATTTTCTTCATTCAAGGTCACTTCCCAAGGGATTTCCCCTGCATCATATTCTGTGATGACATATCTTTGGATGAAGTCTTCATCAAAATATTCTTCAGCCACACACCTGAAGACAAAGCTTGGGGTGACTCCGTGAAGGGGTGTGCTGAATTGATTTGTAATCAAAGCATTTGAATAAAGCCCTTGTTCAGAAATGGATGGCTGTAAGGCTTTCATCTTTAGTTTGATCACCCCTTTGATGGTAGCACCCACAATTGTGATATTGGGCTGCCCTGGTGGTGGGTTTGGGTTGAAAGTCTTTTTGCTATTCCATCCACACAAGGTGGCTGTGATTTCCATCCTCCACCAAGCAATGGCCTGGAAGGTGCTTTCATTTTCAACTGACTGTGAGTAGGTGGCCGGAGATCGGTCTATGTAAGCTGTGGCAGGGCTTTGGTTATTGTCACTTAGCATCTGATTGCCTTCCAAATGGTCTATCACTTCATAAGTCTCTGTGCGGTTTTCCTTGGCCAAGAAGCTGAAGGGGTATCTCTTGCGGACTTGTTTCAACATCTTGAATGAATTAGAAGTGAACAAGCCTTCCCAGCCATTGGTGGGTGGGGTGGAGCTATCCCAATACCAGCCCTTAATCACTGGGGCAATCCCTTCCCTGATTGATGCAGCAGAGGAAATGAAAATATCAGAAGTAGGTGGTGGGAAAATGGGGTTTGGGTCTGGTGGTTGATAGCTAGGATCAAGCTGGGTTATGGTCTGCCATTGCCAAATCCCCTGAGGGATGGCTGGGTGAACCTGTGAGCCATCATATTCCACTGCCGGAAGTGCCACAGGTGATCCTGTTGGCATAGTCAAAGCACCATATTTTGTCAGATAATTTGATGGGTAAAAATAACGGAAATCAATGGACTCATTCCTACCAAAATCAAAAGAAGGAAGTGAAGGAAGATTGGGGTGGAAGGTCACATCAAGCTCTTGCCCAGACAATGGCTCAAAGGGTGTTGGCTCATTGGGTGGCCTGTCTTCACTTTTGAAATAATGCGTTTCAGCCAGGGTGACCGTTGTGCCACCACTCATTGTGTCTTGCACATAAGTTTCAAATTCTATGGCATTGAGATCATAGGCTGCTTGCTGCTGTGTCCCACCATCAGTAAAATAGGTCTGCCAGGGGATGGCATTGGATGGCTTGAAATGGTTTAAGGTGATGGTGTCACCAGCCCCACCTTGGGACTCATAACCAATTTCCCCTTGGCCGGATGGGTTAAAGTTTCCTGCATAGGAATAATCCAGCACAGTCTTCAGTGGCCTCATTGTTATGGTGATCTTGGGGAAAGACCCCAAGACTCCATTGGCCACATCCCCTTTCACCTTGTAAATCAAAACAGGGTCAAGGTCACCTTCCCCTAAATGCTTTGGGTAATTTGGCCAGCATCTGATGGATGTGGCTAAGCTGCTCACTCCATCATTTTTCCCATCCCCTGCCACCGTGTCTGTGTAGGCCACTGCGGAAATGGTATGGCCTGGAAGGATGGGCTTATTGGCCACCACATTTTGAAAATCTGAAGTGGTTTCCGTAGCTGCCACCACCCCAATGTCTTCCCTGCCTTTGCCAATCTGACAGGCACAAGCACCCACCCGGTGCGGGATGCCAAAGCAAATCCTGGTGGTCATTTTTTAGATTTGGCTAAACCAATAATCTAGCTGGCTTCCGCAAGAATATCTTTCACCCCAGATGCTGCCGGAAATCAGCTGGGTGATCTCCAGCACAGGGACTGCACTGCCTTCCACCGGGGTGGCCACAATCTTGGCAATGGCCACCTTTGCTGTGGTGGCTGTGGCTGCTGGCACATTTGTGCCACTTACCATTGTAATGGTAGGGGTGTCACTTGGGAAAGGAGCATTGGAAGTTTGGGATGCAGGGGCTGTCAGCACCACAATTGATGTGGCAGATGGCCTTGGTAAATAGGCAGTGGGCAAGCCAGCCTGGACTCCATTCACTGTGGGGAAGGTATTATTAAAAGTCCCAGCATTTATCCTGATCACAGCCACACCATCAGCAGTGGTGTCTTCATAGACATAAAAAGCACCATCCCGCTTCAGGGGTGTGGGTGGATCAATGACCAGGCTTTGGCCACCGGGTGAATTCTGAAAGGTGTATCCTACCCCCTGGGTGATCATAATCAGTTATGCTTTTGATAAACCTTATTGTGATAACCACCAGGGCTGATGCGGATTGTGAAATCCACTTTGTAAAGGTGGGCAAATTTTTCATAAGACAATCCGGTGATCATTGCAAACCTGTCGTGAAAGGCAGACATTTTAATGTTCCCAGTTGGCAACACTACATCTTCCATCCCAGGCATCTTCTGAAATGTTTTGCCCACCATATTGACCCCATCATTTACCTCTGACTTCAATGATGTGTAATAAGTGGCAGTGATCTGGGTGTCCGCAGATAGGAAAAACCTGATGCCCACAAGAGCTGATTGCACTGCCTGGGCATTGGTTTCAAGGAAGGCTTGATTTTGTGAAGACCAGCCCAGGGCTTTAAGTGTCTTTAGAAAATCCGGGTGGGTCTGGATGGGCTGGGTGCTGGTCACGATGTTGCCCTTGATCTGGATGCGTGTCCTGTCTGCTGTCTCAATTCCCACATAATCAGAAGTAATGGTGGCAAGGCCAGCCCTGTTAATTGTGTAAGATGATCTATGGCACTTCAAACGGCCATCAATAGGATGAGCTTCACCAGACTTGGGAATACTGCCAAGGCTAGAAGCCTCACCCTTGAAGGTCAGTTTGGATGTCAGTAAGCCAAAGCCATCCTGCTCAATGACAAAATCCGGCTGAAGCTGTAAGGTGCTCAGTGACCCCTTCTTGATAAGTTTAGCCATTGGTTAAGCTGTGGTGGTGAGTTTAGTAAAGTCAGTAGAAGTGGGAACAGCCGGAAGGGTATTCACATTGAGCTTCTGTAATTCAATCAACATCTTCTGATTGATGTCCAGCATCTGGCGATCCAAGTCCATTGAATTGACAATGGCTTCCCCTGCCAGGCCACCACCAATTTCCCGCAAGCTGCTCAAGGTCATCTTGCTGTCCCCGGTTTTAGCTTTCTCATCTGCGTCCAGGGCATCACCAAGGGCTTTCCTGTCTGCCTCTGCCTTGTCTTCAGCTGCTTTCTTTTTAGCTTTATCTGCATCCTCAGCAGACTTCTGGGCATCAGCCTTGGCCTTTTCTCCAGCCTTGGCAGAGTCTTCCCTAGCTTTCTTGTCATCCTTTTCAGCCTGGGTCATTGCATCAGCAATGGCTTTGTCAGCAAAGTCTTGGGCTTCCTTCTCAGCAGCCAGGGCTTCAGCAGCCACAATAATATCATTGGCCTTGGCATCATTGGCAATCCGTAGCCTTTCCTTTTCAGCAGCTGCCCTAGCTTTAAGGATTTGCATCACTTCATCTTGAACATCCTTCATTCCAGCAATTGTTTCTGTTCCAAGGACTACTGCTGCACCACCAGCATTTGCAGTCCTAGCAGCTTCAGCTTGTTTCTTGGCAATAATCTTTTGACCTTCTGGGTCAGTGGTGAGAAATTCTTTAGCAGCTTCCTGCCTGGCAAGGTTTGCTTCTTCTCTGTTTTTCTTCTGCGTTGCCTTAATCTTTTTTTGCCTGATCAAGTCAGCTTCTTCAGCAGTGATCCCAGACTCTTCAGCAAAGCCACCAGCCAAATCTTTTGCAGCCTTGAGCTGTGGCATCAAGTCCTTGGCCAGAGTCTCACCCAGGACAGCAGTGGCAATCTTCATTGCAGTGGTGTCATCCTTAGCCCCAAGCATAGCAGCCCCAAGCTTCTCAATGACATCCATTGGCTTCACCAATCCCTTGGCAATGTCATCAGCTGCAAAACCCAGGACTTCCAGCATCTTGGCTGTGTCAGTGCCACCACCCACAACCCCATCCAAAAGCTTCTGCATTTCTGTGTAAGCCTTGGCCACCTTATCAATGGACATCCCGGCTGCGTCAGCTGCTGTTGAAAGCTTCTGATAAACCTCCACAGACACACCCAGATCAGCTGACTTATTGGCCAGCTCTGCTGTGTTATCAATGGCTTCTTGCACCTTTTTCTTGTGCTCTGCAATGGCATCACCAATGGCACTGAAGGCCATCTGTGCCAGGGCAAGTGGGGCTGCGAAACCTAAGGCCATCTTGGCCAGGTCACTGCCAAAATTCTTCAGTTTCTTTTGGACTGTTTCAACAGCCCTTGAAGCCTGATCCTTGGCTGAAATTGTAAATTCTAGGTCATTTGCCATTGGTGTCTGGTGCTCCTAATTTTGCCATTTCGTCAATCAGTGCCTCATCATCAGTGGTCAAAATTTCAATCTTAGCCCCAGCATTGATGCTGAAGACTGCGGAAAGCCAGATAGCTTTTGCCTCTGGCATTGTCAGGGCTTCAGCATAACCAAGCCCATTGGACACAAGATTGGCCACCACTGTCAGCTGCCAGGGGACTTGGGCTGTCCCATAGCTTTTCCTGTCAGTCCTTTCCCAGAATTTAGGGTAATTGGCCTGGGTGTCTATGTGCCGGACAAAGGCTTTTGCAGCTCTCTGGAAATAGTCCTTTGACACTTGAAGCCGGAAGCCAAGCCAGATGTCGGCCAGGGTGGGTGTCCCAATGGCCTCATCACTGCAAATCTTCAGGGCAATCACCAGGTCTTGTGGTGTGATCTCCTGGCCATCCTTACTGAAGGGGCTGTCTATCCCTTCAAGGAATAGTCTGTGCTTCAAGCAGAAGGGCTTGAGCTTCCGGCCACAGATTAGTGTCCTGGCAGGGGTTAGGAAAGCATTGATGAAACGCTGGTCAGCCATCACTCAGGCTTAACCAGGATCATTACCTAGGTCAATCAGACCTTAGGCAATACCTTCAAAGTCCACAGCAGTGATGGAGATACGCATAAAGCCTTTTGCTTCACCACGCTCTTCAATGGCTGTGATATGTCCAGAGAAAGCAATGCCATTACCTGTGAAGGTAAGGTCACTGCCAATCGTGCCAGAATAGGTGGTGGGCACAAGACCTTCAACACTCAGGGAAGTGCGTTCATCAGAATAACGGACACCAATAACCACACCAGAGGAATTGGTGACTTCATCAGCATTTGCCCAGGACTTGCCCACTGTGTAGCTTTGGACGGTCAGCCCAGTCACTGAACCATTGATGCCATAAATGTGGGCTGTGCCCTTGGTAGTAGTGGCCATAGAAAGTCTTTAACTATGCACCCTGAGTCAAACAGCCGGAAGCACCATCAAGACATCAAAGGTCAAGGTAGTCATAAAGCACCTGTCACCCCGGCCTTCAGTCAGATCAGTCTGGGTGCAGTCATAGCAATAACCATCACCTAGGGTGGCAAAGGAAGCCTTGATGGTCACAAGGTCATTGAGAGTCCCCATCACATCCTGGGCAGCTGTCCTGTGATCTGTCAGGGTCTGGTCATCAATCTGGGTGAAGATGCCAACACTCACCTTGCAGACATAATTGCCCAAGCCCTGGGCAAGCCCCTGTGGGTAGCTGGCAGACTCACAGCTGACCACAATGCTGGGCAGCACAAGCTCTTCAGATGTCTGCCCCTTGGTGATATGGTAAGCAGCCAGGCTGGCTTCAGCTACCAGGGCAGCTGTCAGTGCGTCTTCAGTGATGTTAAGTGGTGATTTTGAGGCCATAAAGTTTAGGTGGGTTTCTGGCCATTGTTGGCCTTATTAAGAGCAATCCGCATAAAGTGGTTAAGTCTGCGTTGCAGCTTACCCTGCCGGACAGCTATCACATACATCTTAGTGCCAGCCAGATAGCCCACCCCAAAGATGTTTCCCAGGTCATTCCTGAC